GCCAGTGGTAACGTGACAAGCATCACGGATAATAGCACCGGGAATTATACCGTAAACTTTACGACTGCTATGCCGGATGAGAATTACAGCGTTATCGCAACAGGAACATATCAAACGGGACAAGAAGTGGGGGCGTCCGTGGGTGTTTTCTCAAACGTTCCGCCAACAACAACAGCCGCAAGACTTGTTTTTCATATTAACACGGGATTGCCTGTAGATAATGCCTATGCCAACGTCGCAATTTTCAGGTAAAAACCAATGAACTCTCGAATCATTTACCAGACTGATGACGGCGGCGTTGCTGTCATCATCCCTGCCCCGGAAGCGGTGGAAAAGTACGGCATTCAGGCCATTGCTGAAAAGGATGTGCCGGAAGGGAAGCCGTTCAAGATTGTGGATGCGTCTGTCATCCCGACTGACCGCACATTCCGGGCCGCTTGGACTGTCAAGGCAGAAGACCTGACCGATGGCGTCGGCGGCAGCACCACAAGCTTTGAGGTGAAACAATGATCAAGATTGATCTGGCGCGTTCAAAAGACATCGCGCACGACATCAGGCGGCGAAAGCGTGCAGAGGCATTTGCACCTCTGGATGATGCCATTGCCAAGCGGCTTCCCGGCGTTTCTATTGACGAACTGGAAAAACAGCGGCAAGCTATCCGTGATGATGATGCGTCGCTGCAAAACAAGATCAATTCGGTGCGTAGCATCGAGAAGCTGATTGAGGCCATTCAATAGATGTGCCCGCTAACGCAACGCATTGTCTTGAAAAGGTCAAACACGCTTGCTCTTGAAATTAAGATCAAGAGCGGCGAGACGTATTTGCCTATCGCAAATTATACCTTTTCTTGCTCTTTGCGTGCATCCAGCGGGGATGTTATTCCTTTAACCGTCACAAATGGCGTTAGTTTTGTGACGATAGGCGCAACAGCCGCTCAGACAGCATTGTGGCCGCTCGGAACCTACACAACAGATATCCGGGTTGTGCGAAACGCAGATAATGTTATCGTTAACAGCTCTAACTTTTATGTAGATGTTCAAGAGGCCATAACAAATGGCTGATATTGAAATTGATTTTACTGATCAATTAACACTGGTCGTACAGCCGCCGGATGAAACGCCCATAGAATTGGGCACAAATGTCATATCTCCCACTGTAACAATTGATTTAACTGCCGCCCCCGGCCAGCAATCTCTTGATAACACATGGACATATCTTGTTGCGCAATGGGACAATCCGCCGAGCCTTGTTGCTACGATTGCGGCGGGGCAGGTGTATCTGTATACACTAAATAGCACACCTCGTTACCGGCTAGTTCCGGCTCCTTATGATGCGGGAAGCGACGCATTTTATTCCGGGTTTTCGTCAGGTGTTCTTTCGGGCCTGATTGATACAAGAGGCGCATAATGGCATACGTTCTGGACATCACAAAACAAGCGCGTACCGATGGCGCAACCGTTGATAACATCACATTCGATGATTGGTTTGTTGCGAGTGATGTAAAAGCTGGCGATTACATTATGGTTGCGGCCATAAATAACGCAGGCTTAGCAACTCCATTCACAATTACCTCCGCAACAGGAGCATGGACGCGTCTTGATGGAATTGATGCCCCGCGCATAAGCACGACTTTTCGCGCGCAAATTTGGTGGTTTAAGTACAATGGAACAACTTTTGTTACCGCCCCTACAATCGGTGGAGGCGCAGTTAACTCTTGGGCGGCTGCCGCTTGGGTTGTGCGTGATGCTCCCGATGTCGCTGATCAATCGTGGATTGATGTTACGGCGCGTACAGATGTAACAAGTCTTGTTCGCGTTTTGACAATTCCGAGTGTAACCACAACGCAGAACAATTGTTTGCTTTTAACTGTATCGGCAAACGGCAGCAGTGTGGCTGCATTTCCAACGCCAGATAGGTTTTGGGGAGTAGATTTTAATATTGCCAGGGTTTCGGACAATGAAACGCTAGCATCTTCAAACCTAAGAATTATCGCGTCTTCCCGCGCAGCTTATACTGCTGGCGCAACACCCACTTATGATTATGTTGACGGTTTTGCCGCAGGCAATCGTGCTCAATTGTGGACGATTGCGATTAAAAATAAAACTGGCGGTGTTTTGCCGGTGAATGTAACAAATCCTCCGACAAGGGTCACTGATTATTACGAGAACAACGCATTTCCCGTAGGTGGATTCACGCAATTATCTGCAGTTCTTCCTACGATTGCAGGCCAGCCAACATTTGCAGCGGCCACAACTGCAATTTCATCTATTCAAGGGCTGCTCACAAGTAACCCCCCCACATTAGATTGGTTCCGCCGCATTTCATTGACTCCTCCAACGGCAACAACTGGCGTATCTGGAGTCAGGTGGGATTTACCTGCCCCGGCAAATTACACAACCGGCTTATGGTGTTTGTTTTTTCAACAAGCAACTCTTTCAACCAATGATATATCCGGTGCGTATCATTACTTTGAGGACAATTTAGGAAATTGGGCTGTATATCAACCTGTAAACAGATTGACGGCAAATAATTACATTATGCTTGTGCGCTATCTTCCTGACGAAGTGTCGGTTGATCAAAGCGCAACTCCCCCAAATTTGGCAAACATCACCAAGCGCGGTATTGCCTATCGGCAGATTGCTTCTAGCACTACTGCTAGAACAATTCACTTTAGATCGGAATGCATACAGCCATTTACAACACCCTTGACATTGACTGGCGGGGGATCCGCAAATCCCATCACCGCACGCACACTTGCTAAAATGCTTCAATCTGGTGCGGGCTACAGATTGGCATTTGCGCAAGGCAATGGACAGCAAGTTGTCACGATGCCTTATCAATTAGGCAATGGGATTGTTACAACGTATGTAGATGATGAAGCCCAATCATTGGAATATCCTAGAGTGGGTGGGATTGCAGGATATGCCGTTTCAACGGGACGGCAAGAGATCAGGCTGAAGGCCAGCGTAAGCGATACGATTATGTTGGACGCTGGAATTAAAGGAACCGCCACGCCTCAAAACTTTATCATAGATTCCACTAGCGACACCGGCGCAACTTACGGAATGTCGGGGACATTTTTAGGCTGGAACCCTACATTTAAAAGCGGACTTGTTTTGCGCAACGGCAGTTATATCGGTTGCGGTAAAATTGATGCAAAAGGGGCGAACGTCTCTGGCAGTAAAATAAAATCTTCCATTTCCACTAATGCCGCTATGCGGATTGAAAATGGATGTATTGTGAACGGCAGCGATTTTACCAAAGGCGCTGAAACATATGCCATTGAGATTAATGGCACAGGAACAGTAAACCTTGTCAACACGGTATTTACAGGTTACGTCAAACCCCTCAATGTTTTGGCAACCATCGGAACTGTGACCATACAAATTGCCGCAGACCAAACGCCGCCAGCGTATGACACCGCAGGCGCAACGGTGGTCTTTGATCAGCCAATAATACAATCCACTGCATCCGTTGAATGGACTCAAACCGGATCTTCAGTCCAGGTTTACAATGTCACGACTTCCACTGAAATTTATGCCGCAACAAACATTGCCGGAACATCGTGGAGCCTGTCATACACCCCGCCAGCCAGTTTTGATGTCGGCGATAGTGTGCGTGTTCGCATTCGCAAAGCTGGATATGAGCCTATTGAAGCAACGGCAATCGTTGGATCAACCGGCTGGTCTGTTTTTGGGGATCAAATAGCAGACAGCCGTTATTCTGCTTCTACGCCAGCAAATTATTCTCTTGATTACGTTAATAAAAAAATACGCGCCACGGGGGCAAGAGACGCTTTCCTTGCGCAAGAGATCGTTGACATTGTTCGGCAAGGGGAAACTACGCTGGACGGTATCAGGCTTCCTGAATTTGCCGCTGTATCAGGGCTTGTTACGCTTTCCCCCGGTGTCAGCACTGCTTTAACTGTCGAACTTGATTTATGGCAGCTCTCATGGGCCGCTGGCAGCGTCTCACAAGCGACTGTCGGGGGAGGAAACGTCGTGGGTGGAATCAGCGGTGATCCCGTTGAAGATGTCGTCGGCGGGCCGCAGGTTACGGTCAACCTTTCAGCCGCCGCAACACAAGTCAGTGTTGGATCGGGCGTGTTGCCAACTGACATAACAGCCATTGCAGCAGCGGTGTGGAACGCAACGCTGGCCAGTTATCAAGCCGTCGGCAGCACGGGTGAAGCCCTTGACGCTGCATCAGCAGGCGGCTCCGGTGGAGGCGCGACGGCGCAACAGGTGTGGGAATATGCAACCCGTACACTCACGGCATCCAGTGACCCAAGCGCCGCGACAATCGCAACGGCAGTACGATCTGAGCTTTCAACAGAACTAGGGCGCATTGATGTTGCTGTTTCCACGCGAAACGCCACAGCACCGGACAATGCGGGAATTGCAGCTATCAAGGCAAAAACAGACAATTTGCCTGCTGATCCGGCGTCAAATACGCAAGTGAACACGCGGCTCGCATCGGCGGCTTATACCGCACCGGATAATGCCACGATTGGAACAATAAACACGAAAGTTCAGACGCTTCAAAACGCTGATCTTTCCGGGGTTGCTACACAAGCGTCGGTTAATGCCCTTGGCACGCCATTGCAAGCGTCTAGCTATACAGCACCGGATAATGCCGGGATTGCGGCCATCAAGGCGAAAACGGATAACCTTCCATCCAATCCGGCATCGCGTGATCAATTGATTGTTGTCAATGACGGCGTTAAAAAAGCATCATTGTTAGTGCCACACTCTGACGATTTGCCGGCGTGATATGATACTGGTCAACTCAAAATCCCCCGCCGGTGTGCGCTTTACAATCGCACTTGATTGTCTGGCGCTTGTCCTGCCGTTCATTGGGTATTTGTCCGGCAATTATGCCTTGTGCATCTGGACGCTGAATATCATCGTCCCATGCATTGCTCTAAAGGCCATATATACCGGGATAATGGCGTTCAAAGAGTGGGAAGGACGCTGGCGATGCCCTGAATCAGCGTGGATGCTGTTGCTGTCCAATGTGGCCTGTTTCATGCTTTTGGTACTGTTGGCAGACTGGTATATCAAAGCGGGATGGAATCTGATCGGTATTTTTGATAACCTACTCTGGTCTTATATACATTACTGCGCCAGCCGTGTGTTTGTAGCGTTCCATGGGTACGTCAGGAAATATGGTTGATGAAACATTTCAAAGAGGCGATTGAGAACTGGTTGACGCTGATTGCCCTATGTGCATTTGCGGGATTCATGGCGTTTGTCAATCATACGGCGCTTCAGGAAATGACGGCTCGCAAAATGGCTGTCACAATGATGGGCAGTATTTTTCTCGGCATTGTGACGGTGCTTTTTTTGGATGGCATGGATTGGACAGATAAACAGAAACTTGGCGCTGCTGTTTTTGCAGGTTATATGGCAATGCCTATCCTGCATGGTTTTTACAAACTGGCAGAAGTGTTTCAAAAAGACCCTGAAAAATGGATCAAAAAATGACAATGAATATCCAAAACCTTGTCGAAATTTTGAAACGGAACGAAGGCTTGCGCCTTACGCCATACCGCTGCACCGCTGGCAAGTTAACCATCGGTTACGGCCATACCGGGCCGAGTGTGCAGGAAGGATTGAAGTGGACGCGCCAACACGCAGAACACGTTCTGTTGAACGATGCCCGCAATGCCGCCGCTGATCTTGACTGGCACCATCCATGGTGGCGTGGTCTGTCAGATACCCGGCAGGAAGCGCTGGCCGATATGTGCTTTAACCTTGGCGTGCATCGTCTGGGCGGCTTTCGCAAGATGCTGGATGCACTTAAGGAAGGGCGGTGGGCGGATGCCGCCAAGGAATGTCTCGATAGCCGGTACGCAAGACAAGTCGGCAATCGGGCCAAACGCAACGCCTTTTGCTTTGAGCATGGGCGTTGGCCAACTGAAAAGGAAATTGTATGAGCTACATTCTGAAACGCTTCCGCGAACCTTCCACCTATTCCGGCATTGCCGCCCTGCTGGTCGGCCTTGGCGTGGCTCTGCCTGCTGGCATTGTTGAGGCCGTAACTTATGTCGGCGTTGGCATTGCCAGCCTTGCCGCAATTTTTCTGCCTGAAACAAAAAATTAATTTGCGGTTCAATCTCCGTGATGTCATGCTGCATTGCAATAACATCACGGAGAACCCCAAATGATTTCCATCGCTCTCGCTGCTGTCCTTGCCTGCTCCGCGCCCGTCAAGGTGATTGATGGCGACACCATAGACCTTTGCCATAAGGATTACGTCGAGCGCATCCGCATTGCGCATCTTGATGCACCGGAATCATACCGGCCAGCTTGCGCCAAGGAAAAGCATCTCGGTCTTGCCGCCAAAGATGCCGCCTTGCGCTTCTTTATCCGCCCGTCTGTGAATATTGAGGTAAACCGGATCAGCACAGACCGATATGGCCGCACTGTGGCTGCGGTGTCAGTAAATGGCGTGGATTTCGCCACTCATATGATTGAATCAGGCCACGGGGTGAAATGGCAATTCAATCAGAAGCACAATTGGTGCAAAGAGTAGGGGAAACCCTACTTCTTTTTGCAGCCGCCGCCTTTTTTCTTGTATCCGCTACCGCAAGGCATAATGCCGCTCCATCTTTGGCCCCCGGCTACAACGCCGCCGGGGAAGGCGTTCTCGCGCCAACGAGAGCATCACCAGCCTGCGACGGTTGATGATTTAATCAATATGCCACAATCATCATTACAGCGCAATAAAAAACCCCGCTCTGACGCCAGCGGGGCAAGACGGCACATAACGCAGTGCAACGGCATTCTCACCCCATGCTTCGGGACCGTTGGAAGTACGCGTGGTACTTACAAGCCTAGTTTTGCCAGAAACGCAGCCCGTTGTCGAGGCTTCAATTCATTCAGTCGAGCCGCCAACATCGGCGGCAATTGCGCTGGAATCATCTCTCTCAGCAGTTCCGTTTCCATGGCGCTAAACTTGGTTGCATACAGTTCATATTCAGCAAACGCCTGAGCCGCAGATGGAACCCATCCCTGCACAATGCGCCAGATTTCCTCGGCGTATTCCCGAATTTCCAACTGAGCATGGGAATCCATTCGCAGCTTCAGGAAATGCAGCAAATTCCTCAGGTCGCATTTCCATACCCATTGCGTGTAGTAATTCAGGGTGATGTTCATGCGGGCCAGTTCGCGGGCGAGTGCCTCCTCATTCAGAAGTGACTCATAATTGAACCGAGCAATGCGCGAGAATGACTCGATCTTGTCCGCTGCCCTTGCCGCCTGAATGGCTGTCAGGACGTCACCACGGCCTTGCTTGTTGTTGGTGGATTGCTGCGCCATATCAGCGGCATTTGGAACATAGAATTCCCGGCACATTAGGCTGTAGCGTGCAGATTCTTCATTCACGTTTGCCGTGCGGTGCCGTATCCACTGCCTCGCCACAAACAGCGGCAGTTTAATGTGCAGCTTGATCTCGCACATCTCCATCGGGCTTGAGTGCTGATGCTCAACCAGATACCGTATCAGGTTATTATCATCATTCACGGTGCGGGTGCCGTCACCGTAGGACACACGGGCGGCATCGGCGATAGACCGATCAACACCCATGTAATCGCGCACGATGATAAAACCGTGATCCAGCACCGGGATCTTCACCCCGATCATGCTGTCGAGAAATTCACTATTTGGTCTGGTCATTTTTTCTGCTCCAATAGGTTTTTGATGTGCTTGTTTTGGCACGTTCCCGCAGTTTCAAAACACAGTCTTCCATAGCGTCCCGCTTGCGCCAATAATCCACGATCTGATGCGCCTTGATCAGCACATATTCGCGCCCACGGGCCTTGTCTGGCGTGTCGTAAACCTGAATATGCAACTTTGCCTCAAAAAGCTGCGTTTTGCTGTAAAGCGGCGGCTCCAGTAAAGCGCGGCGTGCGGCGGCATCACTGGCTTTGCGCACTTCCATATGATGCTTTTTGCTGCACCGATCACTGCACGTCAGACGATTGTATTTTGTAATCGGGAACGACATCCCGCACACAACGCAATCCTTGCGTTCCATGTCATTCCTCCCGGATGAACACACCGTCCACCATGCGCCCTTTGCGGTCTCGGATCTCCAGATACGCCCGATCAATACAATGCTCCAGCGTTGTCATGCTTTGAGCGGCAAGGATGGTCAACACCACGGCGCAATCACCAATGGCATCCACCACATCAGCAGGACGTTGCTTGTTGATAGCGGTGGCCAGTTCCCCGACTTCCTCCATCAGCTTGCAAAGCTGCGCCTGCCGGGTGGAACCCTCGATGATGTTCCGTTCGTGTGCCCATTTTTCGATTCGTGCAAGATCACGCATTTTTTTCTCCTATCTTTTGAATTCGTGGCGCTCAAGGTAACAAACAATCGCAGAGGGAATCATAAGAGATGCGCATCCCCATGCGACAACTTGCCATAATTCCCAATGATTGCTCATTGCAAGCTCTCCCAAAGCATAACCAACACGGCGCTGTTGTCTGGCCGGATGGTGGTAGTGAAATGGATCAGTCGAACGCTGGCTGGCTGTGATTGCTCCAGCGTCGTCGTAATCTGATTGTAATGCTCAAATTCCTGAACCGTGATGTATTGCTTCCTCATTGTTCAAGCTCCTGTAACAGGTGCGCATACCCGCACAAATCAACCAAATTGTCCCGTTTGTGCTGAAACGATTCGCGGGTCAGCTTGACCGCCATCAAAACCTTGCAGCAATCCTGTGGCGTTAGGTCTTTCCCGGTCAGCACCGTGGCAATCGTGGCAATCTTGGCGAATGATTCGCGGGCGTGTCTGTAATCCTGCTGGCGAGAACCAGTGACGATTCCGGCGGCTTCTTCAAGGATGCTTTGCATCAGTCAATCCTCCACACGATCACACCGTGGCTGTTGCGGCGAGTGGAAAACACCGCACCCGGAATCCTGCCGTTGCGCAAATAGCCAAGCAACTTGACAATGATCTCAGACCGTCGATCTTCCACGGCCAGAATCTGAATTCCGTCATACACCCGCAGCATGGACAATGGTGCGCGCAGCTTGCTCACATCACCGTCAAAATCCACCGTACGCACAATGCTATGATGCACCACATCGTCAGACTGACTGGAAGTGCTATTCTCATTGCTTTCAGCATTGATCTGATCCCTGTAAAAAGCGGCGGCAATTTTTGCCTGTTCCAGTTTTTCGTGAAGCTGCCGGTTGATCACCTGCATGGCTTCGAGTTTGCGCATGATTTCTTCGTTCATTTTAATCTCCTGACTTTTATAAAAAGCGACACAACCACACCGAGAATGAACCCGGTCAGTGTGCTACAGAACGCCATCCACATCATGGTTCAATCACCTCGCTAAACTGCGGAAATGGGGTGCCGTTGCGTTCGATGATTTTCACAGCGGAAAATTTGCGCAGCCATCCGGACATAAAATCCTCACTAATCATGACCGCATACTTATCCGGCATTGAAAAGCCACGCAAAACGTCATCTACCTGCGGCAAAAACCGCTTTGCAGCATTTGGCCCGGATTCGGTGACGGTGATGCGCCACAAGGTATATCGTTTATCAGACAAAAACTTTGATTGCCATCCTGTTGATGAACAGGGATGAATAGTTTCTACCTCAAACCCCAGCTCATGCGCAGCCGCAGCGGCCCAGAGCTTGTCCATGATCAGTTGTGTGCCGGGTTTATACATTGTGATTAATTGCCTCCGTGATGATTGCGTAAGTTCACTCTATAACCCCACTGGGTTCCTTGGACTCTAACCAGTTCCCTGACCGTATAACCACTTTTGGTAATCCGCAGCATGAACCCCTTGTCTTCCCCGGTGACAGGGTACATCCGGTTAATTCTATGCGAATTTCCAAGAGAATATTCTTTGCTATCTGTTAGTTCTCGTTTGAGCGTCAATAGGCCAGAGATAGCCATATCTAGATTTTCAGCATCAATTGTTATTTTCATTCCCCACCTCCCGGCAGCGCCGGGCTGGCGTTGAGCATGGCGCGGTGAGTTCGCCCCAAACATGAGACGAGATGCACTTTTTCGCCTGCTGAATTTACCCAAATCAGATGCACACTGATGTCATCGCAGATGCTTTCTTCAAGGGCCTTGACTGCGGCTTCGTTCATTTGAGCATTATGCTCCACAGGCACCGCCGCCCATCCGGTGAGGTCTTGGGAGAGGGCTTGTTCTAGCCTCACAATTAAATCCAGCAGCGTATGATGAGTTCCATAACCTTTCTGCTCATGTTGGAATGCGGCTTCGCGCACATAACAAACAGCAGTGTGTAAATCTTCACGATCAACAATACATTTCCCATCAAGCGTGTTCATTTTGTTTCTCCATACAGCACTTTATCAATCTCTTTATTGATGCAGTCATAGTACGCATCGAGTTCTTCTGGCGTTAAATCTTCGTAATCCATCACCCACCCACCTTTCCGCACTTGGCGAGGGCGGCTTCATAGGATTGCCGAATTAAAATGGAAATCTGCAAAGGAAAATCATCGTCGTGTCCTCTGTCCAATGCATAATCGTAAAGATGAAAAAGTGCGGCTTCTAAATCATCCCGCTGCTCTGCAAGCTCACTCATGCGCTTCACCACAGCCGTTCTGGTTTGTTCTGAACTGGCGTAAAGCTCGGCAAGCTGGCGCGGGGTGAGGCCAGTTTCGTGGAACACGGTTCCGGCTTCGGCAATGAACCGCCCATTTGTTTCTGGTTGCTCATGTTTCGACAAGTCGCATATTGCAGGGCCAGATGGATCGCCAGCGTTCACAAACCCCCCAATCCCTGATGGGTACGGGACATAGTACCAAGGCCCCGGCGTCGGCTTTGCTGTGTCAGTCATTGGTTTGTTCCTTTGATTCACAAATCAGTTCACGGCCTGTTTCAGTCACACGCTCCACATACCGCTCGCAATACGTCGGTACTGGATCGCCAGAAACAGCCGCATTTCCAAGGTATGACACGCCCCACCCAATGGCTGCGGCCAGAACGATAATCAACAATCCTGCGTCGTAGGTTTTCATTTCAGTCTCCCGTGTTTTGTTTCTTGCTCTGACCTTCTCACACATTTTTTTGCTTGTAAACATAAAAAAAGAGCGGCAACATAAAAATGTCGCCGCTCAAGTGGCCTCACGTCGGGATGATGACGAACCCGGAAAGAGGCGGGGAGAACGGTAACCTTATCTTAACTCCTTGTGTGCTACAAGGGGTCATCAACAACCAAAGGGAGATACCCATGTTTGAAGAAACTGAAATGACACCTGACCAGCGGTTATGGGTTGCCGTCATTGAACGCGCATTTCTGGATGCGTTCCCGTCTGAAAGAGACTGGAAACGTGTGCATCATCAAGAGCGTAATGTGTTCCAATACAACCTAAATCAGGCAAACGCATGGTTTTCACTGCATAACATCCATTTCCGTGATGTGTGTCAGTATGCCGGGCTTGATCCCGAGTATGTCCTGCGGCTGTATAACGACAAAAAAAGCGGTCGTCGGCAACGTCAGTATGATGATCGCACAATTCGTAAGTATGCCATGCGTGCCGCCGGGATTGCAATGCTAGCCTTCACCGTCTCGGCCTGCGCCACACAGGAACCGGCGCCACTGCGTGGTGAAATGATGATCCCGGATGTCAAAGCCTGCATCGCTGAATATGACGCCCCCGGCTTTATCGGCACACGGGCAGAGTACGTTGCTGGATGCTCTAAATTTGCTACGGTGAGGTTCTAATGAGCGAAGAAAAGAAAAAGCCAGTCCGCCAGCCCAAGCTGCTCAAACTGGCCTTCCGCGGCATCGGCAATGCCCTTGCCGCTTATGCTCTTTTCACCGGCGTGTGCCTTGTCGGGCATCACATCGTTGAAGTGCATCATAAACCCTTGGTTGCCAAGGCCACACTCTACGGCGTGGCGCTGACTGGCGATGCTGATGATCTGGTGAATGCCGCTCGGCTGCAAGATCTGTCGGATGAAGACTTTGCCACATTCCTGATCCGGCTTGGCTATGACGATGGCATGATTGAGGAAATGCTGG